CGGCTCCTTGGACAAGGTCACGCATTCGGTGCCTGTTTCGGTGGAGGTCTCGGACTCGACGGTGTACATGATGTGGATGGAGCATTACCGTACGAGCCGCATGCAACTGGTACACCTGTATGCTTCTTATAGCGGTGACACGTGGGGTCAGGTGACGCAGTATAATGAATACAGGTTTTCGGAGGGGATTTATACCCCGCCTGCGGAATAATGGAAAAGGAATAGTATATGAGAACAGATTGGGAACATTTGCGCATGGTGTCGGCATCGGCCATCAGTCCGGTACTGGCATATTATACTCCGACAAAGGGATTTTTGCTGGCGTTGGTACTGGCTTTTGCGTTCAATATCTATGCCGGCATGAAGGCGGACGGGGTCAGCTTTACTTGTTGCGAGAACTTTTCTTTCGGAAAGTTCAAGAACGCCCTGGCCGAACTGGTTCTTTATGTGGTGATAATCTGCTTCCTTTTCACGGTGATGTCACAGTGCGGTGACGGTGAGGCTGCCATTATCGTCATCAAATCGCTGACGTATGTGTTCATGTACGTTTACGTCCAGAATGCGGTGAAGAACCTGATAAAGGTTCATCCGACGAATATCGCCTTGCGTATCGTTTATCATGCGGTAAGGTTGGAATTTACCCGTATGCTTCCATCTTATTGGAAACCCATCGTGGAACGTGTGGAACAGGAGAGGCAGGAGGCGGAGGGAAAGGAAAAGAAATAAAAAAGGGAGGCATGCCGCCTCCCCCTTATTAACTTTAAATACTAATAACATGAAAAACTTATCAGTTTTTCGGGCGTCCCTCGCGGGAGGCGGAAGCAAAGTTAAACAAAAAAACGGAGATATGAAAGCGAGCAATACATTGATTGAGGCGATAAAGCGTTTCGAGGGATTCCGGGGAACGGCTTACCGTTGCCCGGCGGGGGTGTGGACGGTAGGCTACGGGCATACAGCGGGCGTGAAGCGCGGCGACAAGATGACGGAGGGCGAGGCGGAACGGCAGCTCAGGCGTGACTTGGCGGAATATGAGGCATTCGTGGACAAACTGGGTGTGACTGAGAGGCAGAACAAGTTTGACGCGTTGGTGGATTTCGCGTACAACGTGGGGTGCGATGCGTTGGCCGGTTCCACACTTTTGAAAAAAATACGGGCTTGCGCGCCTGATGCGGAGGTGCGTGGGGAGTTCATGAAGTGGGTGTATGCGACGGTAGCCGGGAAGAAGCGGAAGCTGGAGGGGCTGGTGAAGCGCAGGAAATGGGAGGCTGACAGGTTCTTTAATATCGCGTGAGGATGTTGGCAGATACTATTATCGTTGTGTTGCTGTGTATCATACCGGCACAACACCAAGATAAAAACCGATTCAAGGATGCGTTTGAGAAAGCTGACAGGCAGTTTGATATTGAACTGTCTGAATTGGCCAAAGCTTCTGAAGAACCGGCAAAAAGTGCTGCTTTGAAAACAAAAAGGGAACGTGAGGAAGCCATGCGTGATTTTTGTGATTTTAAGGCGTTGCTAAGAAAAATGTCCTATGAAGGAGGGAGATGAGGAATACTGGCCGATGCTTGACGACGGGGCCGTAACGGCCCTTCTGACTGCCATGCGGAGGGAGGCGACGGGAAGGGTTTGCCGCCTTGGTTGGTTTTCCTCGTGTTGGCCGTGGGTGTCTGGATGCTGGCGCGGGCGTTGGTTTTATAATTAACAACGGAATGGATATGAAGAGTTTTTTTAAAGTGTTCTGGCTCGTGGCGTGCCTGTCGTTGTTTGCCATGTGTGGATGTGCCGGTTCAAAGCATTTGGAAACGGAACGTGCGGCAGATTATACGGGACACAGTTCTTCTTTTGAGGATACCGTGGACAGTCTGCGTATGGAGTTGTCGCGTGTCGTCCGGCAGACGATGGAGCGTTTTTCGGACTTGAAGGTGGAGAAGCGGACTGTGGTATGGTCGGAACCGGATTCTTGCGGGAGGCAGTATAAGGAACGTGAGAGCCGCACGAGCATTGACCGGCGAGACCGGGAGATGTCGGAACTGGAGGAGAAGGCCATGGCGGACTACCTGAGGCTTTCGCACCGGATTGATTCGTTGATGGAAAAGGTGGATGGACAGTCGTTGGAAAAGGTGGCGGAACGTAAGCTTTCGTGGTGGGAGGAGGCGAAGCTGCACTATGGGGGCTTTGCGATGGTTCTGTTTTTGGCGGTGGTGTCCGTGTTGTTTGGACGCCTTATTTATAAGGTGAGCAGGAAATAGGTCGGCCATGGGAGAAGAGAAACTGATGACGGAAGCTGATTTTGTTTCAGCTTTGAGGACATGGGCTTCGGGGGTGTATTTCCGGTCGCGTGCCGCCTTGTTGCAGACGCATGGGTCGGGGCAGCTCCGGAGGGAACTGGAACGTTATGTGGAGGCGTTGCGGAGAGGGGACGGGTATAAGGTTTCATTCCGTTTTCCGCGTCATGGGGTGTTCAGGCATTACGGCGCGGGGCGTGGATGGGTGATTGTGGACGGCAAGCCCGTGAGGGGGCAGCGTGTGCTTTCCTTGCGTGAGATTGCCGGAAAGAAGATGAACAAAACGGCTTATTCCCTGTTGGAACGGGGGTATAGCCATAAGGACGTGCGCGAAACGAAAGTGGCCTTTGGCGGGTCTGAAAGCCCATCCCGTACGCCTTTGGACTGGCTTGACCGGTACATCGTTTCCGGAACGGGGAAACTGGCTGACACGGCGGCTGAATATTATGGGGACGTGGCTTTCCGTAATGTGTTAAAAGAGATTGACAAGGCCAAGATTGGGAAGTGAAAACATGGTGTTCCCTTTTCTTTTTATTATTTTTGCGGAAAGAAAGTTTGATTTTCGCCAAGAAAGGAGGGCTTATGTATTTTTTTCCTGCAGGTGGCGGTCCGTTGTTGGATTTGCTATATGTTTTTGCAATCCTCGGTGCCATAATCTATGGCATCGTGCTTGTGATGAGGGGTGTGAAGCACAAGGCGGGGAAGGCACTCCGGGAAGCGGAACGGAAAGCGGTGAGGTTTTCCGATGAAATGGAATATGTCCATATCACGAAGTATGGCGTGTGGCATGATGCCTGGTTCACCCCGTACCGGAAGCTGACGGTAAGTGAATTTTATGAGGCGGTGAAGTTGCATGAGAAGCAAATACGGGAAGCCGTTGACCCTTCCTACCGTTACAAGGGACCCATGAGGTTGGAGCCGGACGAATATGACGGTTGACTTTCGATAGTTCCTTTTTGTCCTATTCCCTTTTATGCCTATAAATTACCTTTGCCCATATCACAATGACTATACCAAATGGCAAAGGGCAAGGATGAATCCAGAAGAATAAAACTTTTCATTGACGGTGAAGAAGTGACGCAATCCGTCAACAGCGTCCGGGCCGAGATCCGGAGGCTGACCAAGGAAATGAACCAGGCAAGCCTTGGAAGCAAGGAATATACCGATAACATGAGAAAAATCGGTGAACTCAAGGCTATACTGGCGCAGCATAATGAACAGTTGCGGGTGGCGGCCGAACGGACGAAAAAGCTGTCGAAGGGAGCTAATGCGTGGCAATGGATGAAGGGGAGTTTCGTGAGCTTCTCTTTCGGGATACAGAATGCCTGGGCGGGGCTGAACAAGGCGCAGGACACGATTCGCGGATATGTGGAGGACTATGCGTCCATGGAAGAGGCGGAAAGCCAGGTTATCAAATACACCGGCATGACCAAGGAAGAGGTGAAGGATTTGAATGCCGAACTGAAACGGATGGATACGCGTACAGCCCGCGAGGAGCTGAACCGGTTGGCTGGAGAAGCCGGACGGTTGGGAATTACCTCCAAAGAGGGGGTGTTGGAGTTTGTGGATGCGGCAGACAAGATCAACGTGGCTTTGGGTGAAGACCTGGGTGAAGATGCTGTCAAAAATATCGGCAAACTGGCCATGATGTTCGGGGAAGACCAACGGATGGGGCTTCGTGCGGCCATGCTGGCCACCGGTTCGGCGGTGAACGAAGTG